GGAACCAACTTGAGATTTTCTGTCTTGAATGTAGCAATGAAGTCCTTGCCAGCATAGTCACCAATCTTGATAGCACCACGATTGGATGTATCATTTGCCTTTTCGTGAATGAGAAGATTTAGTGAACCGTCTTTACCTTCAACGGAAAGATTTGGCAAAGAGTTCATTGTTGCCATCTTGAGCAACTTTTGAAACATAGCATTTGGTAGAGAAAACTTTACATCAACGGTCTTCAAAACAAGTTCCTTATCTGGAGGGGTGATGATAAGATTTGGTGAACATGCCATATAATCAAAGGCTAGTTCACCGTCATCTAGAACAACGGACTCATTCTTGAATGTTAGTTCTGGATTACGAAGGGTTGTGACATTACCTATAAACTGGTTAAGGTCATAGATGCCGAACTTGCTAGGAACATCATCTTCCAATGTTGCTTCAACAAGAATGGACTTTTCAGGTGAGATAGTCTTCTGTACCTTACCTGCATTTAGAACCACACCGCTATTAATGGAGGCAAAGTTCTTTAGAACGGTAAGAGCGTTATCACTTAGTTTCATTATATACTCCTTGTTATAATGTATGTAACAGTTTACTCTCTTTAGTGAGAGTTGTCAAGGTCAATTTTACATTACTCTTTAAATCGTCAAGAGTTCCTTCATTGTCAATTTGAGCATCAATCTTTTGCCCTATCCATGCCCATTCACTTTCATGAACATTATAATCTTCCATGATATTGATGCCTACTAAGTTGGTGGAAAGAGCATCATTGTACCAGATAGGATCTTCACCTCTTTTGACACGAATAACCTTACCGCCGACACTCCGAATAAAATTGACTTCGTTTGGAAAACGACAATCTGAGATAACCACATCTTGATATCCGTGAATGCGTTTCTCTAATGCTGCAACCCAGATGTTATCCGCAATTCCGTTACGACAGGCTTCAGTACCCATTCTTTGTAGAATGAGGCGTGGAGTGACCTCGTAACCAAGTTTATGCGACCACCATGGATCAACACGCTCACGAAAGGCTCGTGAAGCATTACTATCACCTTCTAGAAGACCTCGTGGCCACGTAAAGATTATGGACACAGCATCTTTCAAAGCATCAGCAAAAGCAAATCCGTGATACCCATGTTCTCTGACAAGAATATCACGGACTGTTCCCTTGCCGGCTCCAATAAAGCCAACAAGACCTATGATCATCTTAGATTTCCTGAGAGTGCTGCAACGGCAGGAAGATCACCTTGAAAGCCATAAGTTCCAACGTGCGTTGTCTTCATCCATGGACATAGCCAAACTTTCATACCAATTGCTCTTGCATTCTGACAGAACATATAATCCTCTGATAGATAACGGTGAGACTTAGGATCAATCACAGTATCAAAGTAAGCATGAATGTATCTTGAACCGTCAAAATTTGCCTGACCAATGTGGTCTGGCTTATAATGAAGATGAGGAAACTCTTCTGCATACTTGTCAAAGACTTCTTTCTTGACCATCATAAAACCTGTACCAATCTCCATGACCTCAACAGGTTCAGTAATCTTGAATGATGTAGTTCCAGGAACTGGGTTGAACACAAAGTCGCCGGTAACACCATCAAGTTCACTAGGATTGAATTTGTCGTTCTTAAGATTGCGCTTAACAGCATTGACAATGTTAGCCCAATTAATAGTCTTTTTAGGATATGGGCCGCCAATGATATCACGATCAAGTGCCAAGAGTGCTAGAATGTCCTGAGGATTGTATTGAATGTCGGAGTCGATGAATAGTAGATGGGTGCAGCCAGAGCGAAGAAATTCATCAACCAAATAGTTTCTTGCTCTTGTGATTAGTGACTCATTAAAGATAAAAGAAAAGCGACATTCAATACCATACTGAATGCATGTTGCTTGAAGGTCTAGGCAGGCTTTTGTATAAAGACCGAAACACTGACCACCATAACATGGTGTAGCAACAAATAACTTCTTCTGTCTCAATTCTTCACTAGAAATTTTGATTTCCATTATATTCTCCATACACGAATAGCGCAGGGGCAGAACACCCCTACGCTATTATATAGTTAATTTATTTGTTATCAACCAGCAAAGCGATAGAAAGCGGTGCGCTTACCATTCACATAGCGGTAGTTGGTGTAGATGTTATAAAACTCACGAAGATCGTAAACACGCTTACCAACTGTCTCACGGGGCACACGGGCCAGTGAAGCAACCTTAGCAGATGTAACACCAGGTCCAGTGTTATACTTGCGAAGGACGTTTTCAATCTTTTCAATCTGAGTCTTACGAGCAGTAGCCATTATATATTTCTCCATTTCAAGGTTGTTGATGCTGGTGGTCGTGAAAGGAAAGGACCCGTGTATAACCACCAGCATCACTATATTACACACGGGTATTCTTGTTATGGGTTAGAAAGCAACCTCTTCACCCACATTGGCTGTTTCCGATTCAGAAACAGGCTGCGGATCAACAGTTTCATCGACTTTCTTATAGAGTTCCATAAACGCATTCTTAGTATCCACATCAAAGCGGTTCAGACACAGTTCAAGTGCCTTCACACGGTTCTGTCCAAAGATAGAATAAGCCTCGCAGATATGAACGAGACGGCGAGTGGAGATGATTTCAGACAAAGCACCTTCATAGAAGGACTTGCGAATAACATCAGCCCAAGTCACCAGTTTATCAACAAACTCCTTTGCTTCAATACCAGAAGCACCAAGAACATTGTTGAGGATCTTAGTCTCGGTTTTCTGAGCAGGATATTCCTGTTCCATCGTGATAGAGAAACGCTCAAGGAACGCTTCGTTCATAACGTTGGTGCCGATAAAGCGACCATCGTCAGAACCCTTACCCTTGGTGTTTGCTGTAGCAATCACATTGAAACCCTTTTCAGGATGAACAAGGCGATTAATCTTCTTGAGGAAGACAGACTTGCCTTCAAGCACAGGCTGGAGACACATCAGTTTATTAGAACCAAGATCCACTTCGTCTAGAAGAAGAACAGCACCACGAGTCATGGCCACGATAACAGGACCGTCCTGCCATACAGTCTGACCATCAACAAGTCGGAAGCCACCGATAAGGTCATCTTCGTCTGTTTCAATGGTGATATTGACACGGACACATTCACGCTTTTCCTGAGCGCAAACCTGTTCAACCATCATAGTCTTACCGTTACCAGAAAGACCAGTAATATAGGCAGGATAAAACTTTTTGGACTTGATAATAGCACGAACGTCGGTAAAGTTACCGAACGGCACGTAACCAGATGCCTTCTCAGGAACAAGAGAGATTTCGGCACTAGTGCTAGTAGAAGGACCAGACATAGAAACAGTCGGTGCCATAGCGACCATGGTATCGGTCACAGGAACAACAGACTGGATCTTAGCAGTCTTATTGACGATCTTACGAGTTGCTTTGACAACAGGAGCAGGTGCAGAAACGGCGGGACCGTGTTCGGGAAGAGCATAAAGACCACGACCTACACGGCGGCTAGCATCATTAAGAAACCAGTGAGGCCAGGACAGATTATACTTTTCAGTAAGTGCTTTAATCTGACCACGGTTGATTTCACGAATCGCACCATACTCAAAACGAACCTTGTCAAAAAACTCGGTACGGTCAGCAGAAACTTTAGCCATGAGATACTTTCCTTTCACATTTCTCATTATATATGCATTATATCACAAGGAAGGGGTCTTGTCAACCCCCTCCTAAGTCATTGATTTTACGCAGCCTTCTTGGCACGACCGGTAACGTGGTCAATAAAGTTCCGAAGAAGGACACGATTTACAGCCTTCTTAGCGGCAAACTTGGAGAATGCCTTAGCCATAACTTTCGTGGACTTACTATTGTCGATTTGAAGTTCCGTGTCATCTTCTTTGAGAGCCTTAGCATCAATAACATAATAGTCATCGTAACCGGCACTCTTGACAGGATAGAACTTGTTATCTTTCCAGAACTTTTGAGCCTTAGTTCTATGTTCGTATGTATCATGGGACATAAACCGATACGAAAACTTTGCCCAAGACTCCGTAAAGAGGAAGAAACCGATAAGGTTGCAACCAGTCTGTTCTTTCAGAACACGCAGAAACACGTTAGTGTTATCATTGTGTCCATAAGGACAAACCTCGTGAGTCTTACCAGTATTCTTATCGGTGTAAAGATACACTTTCTTACGCCGAAAAGCACTGAACCGAGAACCCGTTTCGTTATATACACCATTGAACCCGTTAGCCTCACCGTCTGTAAGAACGATGGTATTCACGATTTCAAGTTTATACTTTACACGAAAATCGTTTATGATCTTTGGTGCAACGATAAGGGCATCATTCAACGGTGTGCCACCCATACCTTCGCAGTAAAGATTAGCACCCTGACCCATAGCCCACATAAAGGTCATTGCTTCATTCAGTTCAGCAGTATTCATCTTGGAAGACAGGAACTGACGAAGGCATACATTATTCAGATGCAGAATGTTATCACCATTATAGGCAAACGGTGTTTTAGCATGAGCATCTTTGATTGCATAGACCTCAAAAGGCACCTGGATTTGTTTACAGAACATAACCAGAGTGAACAACTGTTTCATCGTATGTTGAAGACCGAACTGCATAGAACCAGACCAGTCAAGAAACATAACGAAACCGTGGTTCTTACCTTCAGGAATGACAGACAAACGACGGAAGATATCATCGTTATACTTGTAAGAATGGAGTTTGTTGGTATCGATCATACCAGTCTTAGCAATAGAGATACGAGAATAAATCTCGGCACTCTTGCGCTGTTCAAACTCTTTCACAAGAAACGAAATGGTATCTTTTTCTTTTGAACGCCATTCCATAAACTCACGACGATAATCGGCAAGGCGATCCGTATCAAATCCAGGCCAACCACGATTAGCCTTCATTTCATTACGCCAGTCGTTTAGAACGGTTTTGTAATCGTCAATGCACTGGTCGTAATTGATTTGCGGAAGCGAAAGATAAACATAGTCTGTGTTAGCATCACGTACCAGTTCCTCACGCTTCTGTTCCCAAGTGCTATCTGTAACAGACTCGGGAGCCTTACCATCAACAATACCATCAGAACCAGCACCACGAGAAGGAGAACCAGACCCAGTAGGTGCTATATCACCTTCACCGGTACCTTGATTTTTACCCTCTTCGGTATTCTCGTCGGCGTCATCGCCTTCACCATCACCGTTATCCCAACGGTCAGCATAATCGTTAATGTCATATTCATCTCCTTCTTCGCCATCACCAGGCTTGCCGATGTTGATCTGGATATCATCATGCTGATTTTCAATCTGACCCTTACAAAAGCGATAGACTTCTTCGGTTAGTTCAACAACCTCAGCAAAAGTTTCAGCATTCTCAACACGCTTCAACAAAGCCTTTTCTTCGGGTGTAAACTCAATATTAAGATTGACATTACCACCCTTGAAATAGATATTCAAGCGGTCGATAAAGTTCATGCCATTGATATCACGACCACGGGTGCCAAAGAAGTCACGTTCCATAAGTTCTTTGTAACCGAGCAGATAGTTCTTACGAAGACCGGGATAACGGCGCTTCTGGCGCTTGTCAATGCGAGCATCTTCAATGACATTCAAGAAACCGGAAACAGTCTTTGTCAAACGATTATCCAGTTCATCACCAAACACACGCTTGGCAATGCTTTCATATGCATTGCGATATTCTTCTGCACCAGGCGTATCAATAGCATGGGACGTTTCATGACCGATAAGCAAATGCTCAAGGTCAGTGGAAATATCTTGCCACACAGGCAGCATAAGAACACGGTTCTTAAGGTCAAACATGGCAGTCTTAATACCTGACTGGTGCTGAACCGTAAGATTTTCCGTAGCAAGAAGTTTTGCTAGAAGCGAATTGGAAGAGGTAGAAATAACCGACATGTGTTTCCTTTCACGATTTTCAATATCATAGCAAATCTGGCAGCATTTGTCAAGTCATAATGAAATCAATGACTTAGCGGGTCATGGCTTTCAGTAGTTTGTAAACACCGTAACAGAGGAACGGAAAAAGAATCCAGTGAACAGTCTTTTCCAGTCCATATTGGAGATAATAGAAATCAAAATATCGTGCCCATGGAGTAAACGTGAATGACATTACTTTACCTTTTTAAAAACGAAAATTGGTTCATACTTTAGCATAATCTTTTTACCGTTGTTTTCTATCTGACAAAAATTTTTCATCTTACCTTCAAGGACAGTTTCAGAAGTTTCTTCGCCTGTCAGAGGATTAACGGTAACAATAGTCTCGCCTGTCTCTATCATACGATTACCGCCAGGCATTTGTGCGAGAGCCATCTTTAGTGTGGTGACATATTCCATTCCCAACTCTTTTAGTATTCTACAGGAGTCTTCCTCCAATGTCAATAGTTTCCCATCAAAAGCGGCGTCAGCAATATTCCATAGTAGGTAACGGTCTTTGCGTAGGTATTCTACCGCAGTTTCTAATGTAGGTCTAAGAAATCCCTCAACCCAATCATCATACTGTGAAAACTTGTGGCAAGATTGTTCTGGATCATCTGAATATACCTCTTTAGAGAAATAAGGAGGTGATGTAAAGACCATATCAAGTTTGCCTTTATACTTTTTAAATCCAGGCTGAAACTGTGCTACCTCAGATCCACACTGAAATATTTCGTAGGTATGAGACTTGGGGAACAGGCTTCCTGATTCTCTGACATGCTCATTGAAAAAGTCAGCCACTTCATGGTATTTGGTGCGACCTGGCCCAGTATTATGATCAGTATTAGGGTCAGTACCCACGTAATGAATAGTCCTCTTGTCATCTACTGCCATTGCTCCTACGATACGACCTGCCCAACCAGATGATGGATCCCAAATGATAATCTTATCTTGATCTTTGATATGTGCTGTATATTTCTCATAGAGATAACGAGCCGTTAGTGGTGGAAAATTAACCGCATATTGACAGAAGGACACTCTGAATGATTTGAGTCCTAGAGGAAAAATTTTCTGTCCATACTTATAAAGACGAATAGTGTATGCATTGGTCTTTTCACGATTAACATTCGTGCGACATCTATCAGGAACCTTATCAGCAAAGTCAGCATCAACAATTACATTCTGTTTCTTACCTAGTGTAGAACTGTATCCTGTATATTGTTTATCTTCTTTTACAGGACAAAGCCAATAGTCCCATCCTTCTTTACCATCCATAAAAGCAATAAACTGTTCAGCAGACTCAACCTTATATGGTGCACCGTTTATACGTCCTGTGTCATCAATGCTAATAGGATTGCTATAATGGTAAAAGGAGTCACGCTTGAAGTGTCGGCTGGCGTAAGTAACGAAGGTGTCAAGATAAGCATCATCAGCAAAGTAGTCATAGATTGACTTAGCCTTTCCTTTTGTTGTATATGAAATGCCGGTCTTCATCATGGTGGGGAACCACTGATTAACAGCATTACCTACTACAGATGTATTTCTAATAACATCTTTCTCACCTGTGCGTAAGTCAACTGTCTCAAACTCATGAACAGGAAACGAAACCATCTTTTGAAAGTTATCAATGATACCGTCTTTGTTGAAACCTACACGAGGAGGAATGCCTTCTTCATCCCATAGGCGCACGACCTCTTTACGCATATCAATAACCCATTGCCGAAACTCGTCATCGGACATCCACAACAGTTCTTCAAACTTTTTATTAACAGGAGAGTTTAGCAGTTCATCATTTCGTTCATAAAACCAATTCATTCAATAATCCTTCAAACTGTTCGTAGTATGCTTTAGGAGATTTGAGATTAACAAGTAACTTGTTCTGTATCTCTTTAAAGTGATAATCATAATGATACTCCAAATCTTTGTATCTGTCACGATATTCTTCATAGGAATGAACACGCTGCCAATCGGATGCTACGAATAGATTTTCTTCGTCGTAGTTGTCCCAAACAAACGGTATCACACCACAAGCAACGGCTTCAACATATCTAGAGGTTGTTGCCTTGCTATCCATCCAGTTAAAACATAGTGTTGACTTTGACGACAATAGGTATGGAACCAGGTCAATCATCTTACACCATTTCATGTCACGTTTGAAACTATTGAATCTACCCACAAATACAGAGTTTAGATCACTCTTGTATATCTGCTTAAGAATAGTATGCCTAACGTCACCAGATGGTTTGCCATCAATGGTCTTGCGTTTATCGGATCCCCAATAGATGAAATCAACAAACCGTTCTGTTTCAAACAATCTTGTTTCTGCTTTGATGAAATGATACTTCATACCATGAACATTACCAAAGTCTGTTTCATCTATTGTTTTGTAATCAATGTTGATACCAGGAAAGACTTTAGTTCTGTATAATTCTTCATCATCTCTTCGGTCTGACCTTAGAATGATTACTCTTTTGCCTTCAAAGAAAGGTTTGATTTGTTCTAAATGTTCATTTGATCTTTTCAAATCGAGAGTATGAATTGCGCCCGGTATCCAATATGTAAATTCTGCCTCACTAGGTATAATTATAATGTCAGCATTTTTGATGGCATCCACATTTCTATGTGGTTTCATACTAAAACCAAAATTGTAATAATACCATTCATGCTCTTTATGTCTCACAACATATGATCTAAGCAAATGAAAGAAAGAGTCCATAATATGGTGTAGCGGTGTAACATAGTTAGCACCGCTTCTTAATCTACAAATACAAATTTTCATCCGGCCACATTCCATACTAAACAAGGTTCTTGACGTGGGACAAGTTTATGATAATCAATCATAGGTCGCCACACCTTACTATCATATGTAGGCGCCGAGGGATAAGGCGGTGCGTCTTCTTTCTTCACAGGCTTGTCAAACTTATAAGGAGACTTATGATAAATTGCTCTGCCGATTTCTCTTTCTTTCATAGTATGACCGACAGACACAACATGAACCTCGGCATCAGGCCAAGCCAATTGCAATGCTCTTGTGAGAGTGCCGCTTGATCCTACTGACCATACTTCTTTAGGTGTTATAGATAAAGACCTAGCAACTCTAATCAAACAAGCAATAGATGTAGGATGTTCAAGACCAATTGGAAGTAATGCTCTTTTGTTGGGTGCTTCTGCCACATAATCTTTGGCTCGTTTCTGTGTTACAGGTAGCATACCATTAGGCACCCAATGATAAATTGCTCCTAAGGAGAGGCCTTGCCGCTGATATGGATGCAGTTTATCCATGGCACGGTCTGCCATAAAGATAACGGCTTTCTTATCATAACGATTACAAATAAATGGTAACGAAATCTGTGCGTATCCTGTAGCAGGTGAAGAACCATAAACCCATTCTTCTATATTCTTATATTCGGGTGCATGACCGATTATATAATCACCTGCTCTCGCTTTGCTGCCAACAGCAAGAAGGTCATCACGGACAACGTGATATCCTTCATGTTCTGTTACAACTGGAGTAGGATTAGGGTCAATCCAATTACCAATAATTTTTAGATAGTCTTCTGCTGTATCATTGAATAGTGTCATCACTCCTCACGAGAACAAAGGCACCTTCTGGAAAGGTGCGGTTTTTATCTTGACCGATTAAACTCACTATACCAGCATCTGGAAACATTTGATCTATGGTATAGATTTCATCCACTAACAATTCTCTATTGATATATGGAAAATCAGGTTTTAGACGAACAACATCACCTTTCTTAAAGGGTGAAAAGTTTGTTCTCATTTCCAACGTTCCTTTATTTCCTTTAAACGATCTTGTAGATATGTTTCAATGATCGCCATCTCATTTGTTCTTTCACAGTTTACGGCAATATGATTACGCAACTCAAAATCAAAGGCCGTCATTAGCATATAATCATGCGAATATGAATGGGTCTTGTGTGGATCAGTTTTTTCCATATTGCTTACTCCAGAGATAGTTGTTTAGGTAGACTACGATTGAAACCACCTTATCTATAAACCAACTATTCCAGAACCAATGATTGTATCTCATACGAATTGTCCCTTCGTTAAGAAACCTACTAGGTAGATTATACTGATGATTGTTTGAATGGTCATAAGCGACCATTTGCGCCACATATATCCAACAATGAACCAACCAACGTTACCAACGAATTGCACCGCTAGGTTTAGTGGATATATGTTCCATGCAGTTAAAACAGCCCCGATAATAACCAGGGCTGTTGATGTCCATTCTATAAAAAACTCACTGTCAAATTTCATTCCCAACCCATTTGTGAGAGACCTGTCCATAGACTATCAATGTTGTAAGTCTGATAACCGTATTTTATATCATAGACTATCAGGTACATCATTGTCTCCCATCATGGTGCGGAAATCAAAGTTCTCTTTTAGTTTTTTGTCTTCTATCTCTTGTGCAATCTTACCAAGTTTCTTACCGAGATTTTCTAGATTGGAGACAAGGATAGCATCACGGATCATAGTGTTAACGTTTTGTCCTGTCACCAGGTTCAAATCTTCCATAACCTCTTCTGAGACTGCCATTCTTTCCGATATGCCTTGTGGACCAGGCGCCCACACCCATGGAAGTTTACCTGCATCCATAAGGCGTTCCGCTTCAGCCATTGCACGGATAATATCTTTGTCTAACATATTCATTCCTTTCAGTTAGACTGGTATCATATATCATTCTTTGTCGTTTGTCAAGACCGAAAAATTCTTTACCTTTTCAAAGCGGAGTGTTCTTTGGAACCTATCAATCATAGTGTCTTTATGAGAAATAACAAAGATGTTGGTGCCTTTGTCACCCATATCCCACATGATCTTTATAAACTCGTCAATACCAGTAGCGTCCATAGCACGATCAAGGATTTCATCAAAGACAAGAATATTAACATTGACTGAGTTTTTCATCTTTGCGATCTGACGCCATGTTAAGAGGATGGCCAGATCGATTCGGAGTTTTTCTCCTTCTGAGAAATTGTTATACGAGAACTCGTCTCTATGTCTTGACTTGATGATTTCTTCAAAGGATTCGTTGATGTTGAAGTTAACAAAGAAACCCAGTTTAGCCAAGTATTTGTTGATATGCTTATTGATGATAGGTAGATATTGTTTAATGATTCTAGTTTTGATTCCGCCGTCTTTAAGTAAAGTCGTCGCCAGGTCAACATACTGTCTATCATCTAAAAGGACCTTCTTCTCTTCTTCGAGGGTGGAAATATCATGTTGAACGATTTGGAGTTGTCGTTCTGACTCTTGGGTAGTTTTGTCTGAGGTAGAAAAGGATTCAATTTGCTCCACAATTTGGCGAAGATTATTTGCGGTATTGTTATAGGTAGCCTTAGCAGATGAAAGATCCAACTTAATCTTGTTGATGTTCTGTAAGACTTCATCTATATGCTCGATTTCAGATAGAACTGAGTTTATTTGTTCCTCAATCTTATTTAGTGCTTCATCATATTCAACAATCTTCTTATCATTGGTTGTAACTGCATTGAACTTATGATCATGACTGATATCCTGCTTACACGTCGGACATGTATCATTATCACGATAGAAAAAGTTTTCTTTCAACACCCTTTCTCTATTGCCTTCCATCTTGGCCTTGAAACCAACCAACTTAGAGTGCTTTGACTTTAGTGGTGATAGATCAAGGTCTTGATCGGTCGCTTTCTCAAAATCAATTTTAAGATTTTCAACAACACATTCTTGCTTAATGGACTCTTGCGTAAGTTCATCCTTTTTTGCTTCAAGTTCAATCAATTTTTCTTCATTGTTAGCACGAAGGGAAGCGAGTGTTCTTTCAATGTAAGACTTATTCTCGCTTTTGCTAGTTAAAAGAACACGGTTCTTCTCCAACCCTTCTTTGTTCATTTGTAGTCTATTCTTTACTATATTAGACATAGCAGTAAAGATTTGAATATCCAAAAGATCCTCGATAACAGCACGACGATCATTAGCCGACAACTGCATAAAAGGAACAAACGATGCTGAACCGAGAATAACAACCTGTGTGAATGACTTATAGTTCATTCTAAGGATATGCTTCTCAAGATGTTCTTGATAGTCTTTGGTCGCAGCATCTTGATTTATCATCTTACCTTCACAATAGATTTCAAAGATGTTTGGTTTAGCACCACGAACAACCTTATACTTTCTATTGGAATGAGTAAACTCAATCTCCACAACACAGTTCTTGTTGTTTATGGAGTTGACGACATTCCCTTTGTTTACCTTACGAAAAGGTTTACCGAACAAACAAAAGGTGAGAGCATCTAGAAAGGTAGACTTGCCCGCACCATTATGTCCCATAATCAATGTGTTCTTATGTGTATCTAAAGAAATTTCTGTCCACTGATTACCAGCAGACAGAAAGTTGCGCCATCTAACATTATGAAAAGTTATCATTAAAACTCTCTAGTTGGTTTCTTTCCTTCTAACAAGTCCTTGATTTCGGTACCTGACAGAGTTTCATATTCTAACAGGCCTTCTGCTAGTGTGTCAAGTTCTTTTCTATAATCTGTAAGAATTTTCCTTGCTGTATGATATCCATCCTCAACCAATCTTTTGATTTCAGCATCCACAATCTTCTGTGTTTCCTCTGCAATCTTTGGTGTGCGGAACATGTCAGCATTTGGTTCATCGTAGGCCATTCTACCAAGAATAGGAGAGAATCCTAACTGTGTAACCATTGCTCTTGCTAGTTTAGTTGCTTGCTGAATATCACCAGAAGCACCAGAGGTAATGTTCTTTTCACCAAACACCAGTTCTTCTGCTACACGACCACCCATGGCCATGGCCAGTTGAGCAATCATCTCTTCATATGACTGTGAGATTTGATCACGCTCTGGTAGAGACTGGACCATACCAAGGGCACGACCACGGGGAATGATTGTTGCCTTGTGGATAGGAACAGAACCAGGCATCTTTAGAGATACGAGAGCATGTCCACCTTCATGATATGCTGTCATCTTCTTTTCAGCATCGGTCATCAATAGTGTTCTATGCTCCGAACCCATTAGAATCTTATCACGGGAATCCTCAAACTCCTGAGATGTAACGATACGCTTGGAACGTCGGGCTGCTAGTAGTGCTGCTTCATTGACAAGATTAGCAAGATCAGCACCAGAGAAACCAGGTGTGCCTCTTGATACAACTCTTAGATCAACATCAGGTCCAATCGGAACCTTGCGGCAATGAACTTTCAAAATCTTTTCACGACCGATAAAGTCTGGATTAGGTACCTGAACTTGACGATCAAAACGACCAGGACGAGTTAGTGCCTTATCTAGAACATCCACACGGTTGGTGGCAGCAATAACAATAACACCTTCATTATCATTGAATCCGTCCATCTCAACAAGCATGGCGTTTAGTGTCTGATCTCTTTCGTCGTTACCAGAGATACCGTTAGCACGAGAACGACCAACAGCATCGATTTCGTCAATGAAGATAATGCAAGGAGCATTCTTCTTGGCTTGCTCAAACATATCACGGACACGAGAAGCACCAACACCAACGAACATTTCAACAAAGTCAGAACCTGAAATACTAAAGAACGGAACACCCGCTTCACCGGCAACTGCTCTTGCTAATAGTGTCTTACCCGTTCCAGGAGGTCCGACAAGTAGAACACCCTTAGGAATCTTACCACCTAGTCGTTCAAACTTATGTGGATCTTGTAAAAACTCTACAACTTCCTGTAAGTCTTCTTTTGCTTGATCTACACCAGCAACATCTTCAAAAGTCTTAGTACCACTTGCTTCTGTCAGCAACTTTGCTTTTGATTTACCAAAAGACATTGGACCGCCCATGCCCGGACCTTGTCTTCGTGATAGGAAGATCCAAAGACCAAAGAAGAATACAACTGGTAATAGATTTAGAAATAGATTAGTCCAAAAAGACGATTCAGGACTATCTGACTTGACCGTGATGTGAACCTTATGTTCCTCTAGTTTAGGCATAAGGTTTGTAAGGGATGCGACATATGTGGTGAACGTTCTATTGTCGCTTGTATAATGACCCATGACTTGACTACCGTAAATAGTAATGTCATGGACATTGTTACGTTCCACTTGTGTCATAAAGTCTGTATAGGCAATTTCATTAGCGGTGTTACGACCTCTTGACTCCATAGTAAAGGCAAAGAGAATAGCACCAATAAGTAAAAATGCCACCCAAGGTATAAGTTTTTTCATATTATATTCCTATACTGTTTCAACCTGTAAGGCTTCGTTATAAACATCAATCATAAACTTTTTCATTCTACTATTATCTACAGGTAATGTCAACCCCTCAACATACTTTTTTAGTATTGTTACGGTATCTTCTGCTTCATCTATTTCATCCGATTCTTCATTCTCTAATAGAACTGTAGGGTCTTCTACTATCTGAATATCTAAAGGACCTACTTTATAGATAGAGTCAAAGAGCAAATCAAATGCGTATGGATTACTTTTATTTATGACGACCAGTTTGACATAGCAATCTTTATACTTACTGAAATCTGTGTTCTGAATTTTCTCTACAATATCAGGATTAGCAACATCATCATACTTAGCAATACGAAACATTCTGTAAGGATTCTGAATAAATTCTAGAACTTTAGATTCAGTATCCAAGACTGAAAATCCTCTAGGGTCCGAGTAATCATGCCAAGTATATTCACCAAAGGCACCAATATAAGTAATATTGCCAACAGTGCTACGGTGGTGATAGTGACCAGAGTAGACCGCATCAAAGTTTTCAAATAGTTTCCTGTCAAGCCCATGATCTGATATTAATCCTCTATGCATTGTGAAACCGTTTAACTCAAGGTGTCCCATGAGTATAGATGCCTTGGGATGCTTGATTGCTTCCATTGACTCGTTATAGTTAGAGTCTGTAATCCAAGGCATCAACTGAATGTCTAGGCCATCGATAGATATAACGCTAGGAGTAGAATGAGTCCTAATGTGACGAAATCGTCCAGATACAACTTCGGCGAGGGCATTGACCTCGTGCGTATCCTTGTAATAAGAGTCGTGATTGCCTTGTATAATGTGAGTTTCAATGCCTCTCTCCTCTAATGGTTCAAAGAAGTCTTCTCGCAATCTCTTGGCGGACATGAAATTGATATACTTGCGGCGATCATAGATATCACCAAGATGAATTACATGCTTGATGCTATGCTTATCAATATAGTCAAAGAACCATTGCCAACATTTCTTTTGATACAACTGAAATGCCGGATTATCATTTCTAACTCCAGCATGTGTATCAGTCGGCATAGCAATCATCGCCATAACTTTTCCTTTATCTCATAATATATATTCTTGGACACAGTATATACTAAAAAGATGATTTCGTCAATCTTCTCGGGTAGCCACTTTATACGTTTCAAGTTCCGATTCCCTTAGCCATCCAAGATTTATCATTCGTCGCATTATCTTTTCTTTATCTTGCTTAGTCAAAGGTACAGGTTCTACAACTTTATCACAGAACCATTCTATATTCCTATCTACCTCGGCGACGAAATCATCTATGTCCATTATCTTTGTCCTTTACCATATCTCGGCGGTTTCATGGTACCCATCTCAATATCGTAATCAACGATTGCCTTTTCGCAGGCTCGTCTAATTGATTCCAGTCTCATACGATAGTTACCACGAACATGCACCCGTTCTTTCTTATCTGATAAGGTAGCAATCAGGGTTTGAACCTGAAATGGAACCTCAAACTGTTGATTCTCTTCCTTCGTTGTCATCATCTTCTCCTACAAACTTTTCAAGACCTTCTTTGGCTAACTTTCTCTTTTCCTTTTTGGCCTTTTCCCTTGCCTCAAAATTCTTAATAAACTCATTAAGATTATCATACATTGTAGAGGAAATCAAGTGATTGTCGTCTCCGTCTACCATAAGCGATGCATCAGGTGTATCCAATACAGATTCCTGAAACTTCTTATACATTATATATCTATTCTTTTCTTCTTTTGAAATGCGCCTATGAAAAGCATAGTAAATGATTTGTGTGAAGTATGCGAAAGGATTTTGACTGATCTCCGGATTGAAGTTGTCAAAGTAAAGGAAGCAGTTCTCTAATGCGTCAGATTTCATCTCATCAATAAAAGAATAGTTCATGAACCTAGGCTTACGAGCCAAGTTTTCGGTAATCAGCCAAATACACTTACCACAATACTCTGTGACACGAGGCTTTTCACGACCTTCATCCGATGCCTCTTTACATCTTCTCTTATAATCTAAGATATCCTCTAGAAACTTTTGATTATCTACATAGTGGTTTGGTTTTTTTGCCATAGAAAGACCTTTGTTAAAGTTCACACATTATATCACATAAAAAACTTTTGTCAACGGGATTTTTCCCTTGACAAGTTTTTCAACTTAGGTTATAATGACCTCCGTAACCAACCACCAGATGCAGTCTGGCGAGCGAAGCGAGACAAACTTGCGAAGCAAGTTTTCTACTGTTGTTGCTCACTTAACAAAGCCTGGTTCGGTTAGCATCGTGAGTTTGTCTATTTGCTTCTTAAGCACAGGACCCCTGTCGGGCCATTTGATAATAGGCTGATCGGAATTCTTTGCTAGGTTCTGTAATAGCGGTAGATAAATCTTACGAATAGCATTCAATCTATTCTTTAGATCAGTGATTTCGTCCGACGCAGGTGCTAATGCCTGTGCTGCTATTTCATCTTCACTTCCGAATGAAAATCCGAAATCATCTGTTAAGTCTTTATCATCAAATGTTAAGTATGGATTAGTTTCTGTTGCCATTAGTGCATGGTCCTCTTGCTACCTATTTTTTCCATAATCTTGTTATATAATTCATATTCTTCCTCGTCAGTCATACCGGAAGATTCTTGCGGTTCAGGTTCCTCCTGAACATACTGACTCTTATCAGTATATGTCTGAACACTATCCCAATAGTATATATTCATCTTCTCAGAGACATCTGTGATAAGCATAACATCCTCTGCATGTATAGTGAAAATCTGTTCGTCACAAATCTTTGGAAACACCCACGGCATAAACATAACAGACAAATATCCGGTAGTTTCTGTCGGCATGTAAACAACCTTAAGAGGATGACAGAGAGTATAAACAATACCATCTTCATCCTCCATCTCTATTGTTTCAGCAATCACATCATCACCATTTTGCAAACGTAGGAACTTTGCAATAGGTCTATCATCAGACATAGTTTATCCTTTCATGGATATTTTGTAGATTTTGAACTTGAACTGTTCTTCACTATAGGTTTTAAGTCTTTCAAAGAAATGTTTGAGGGTAAAGTTTTCTCTGGCCTTCCACTTAAAGTCGTCGGCAATGTCATAGAGGGTGGCGGATTTCTTTGTGTCACTAACCCTAAGACCTCTACCGATTGATTGTAAGTTACGAATCTTGGA